CCAGGGCATCACGCGCCGCGAAGTTCTCATAGTCGCCCGACACCGACAGCCAGACACCCTGGCCACGGCCGAACACCAGGCGCTCTTTGTAGAACGACACCTGCGACGGCCAGCCTTCCACGTCCGACCATGCGCCGAACGCCCAATTCGTCGAGGCATTGCCGGATCCGGTCGCGTAGAACGGGATCTGGTTCACCACGGTCGCAGTCACCTGTGTGGGCGACGTGTAGCCGGTGATGATCACATACCCATAGCCGGGGTCTTGATACTGCCACTGCACCCCGTTGTCGCCGTCGAACACAGCGCCCGACGTGTGGGTCGGCCGGTTGCCGCCCGTGGTGCCCGCGTTCAGCGCCTTGTAGTTGACGCCGTTCGCCCGGCGCAGGTCGCCGACGGCGATCGTCTTGCCGGCCTCCCACTGCTTGACCGACAGAACCGTCGTCTGCTGCAGGTAGAACAGCGACCCGACATGCGATGCGCTGAAGATGTTCGCCGATGCAGTGAGCGTCACGGAGCCGGTCTGCGCGCTCGCATAGACCGTCGTTGCCGTGCTGTTGATGATCTTGAACGGGCCGTTCGTGGGCACCAGCGGCTGCAACTGCCAGTTCGTGTTCGACAGGCGCATCAGCTTCTGCGGCTGATAGTTCTGATGGCAGATGTAAACGATGTCGTTCGACTCGACGAAGCGCAGGCCGAACGAGCCGTCGGCGTTCGTCAGGTCGGATGCCAGCCAGGGCGACGCGATCTCATAGGGCACGCCGGGCGATGTCTGCACCTGGCCACGGTTCGAGTAGAACCGAATGTACTGGTTCCCGAATTCCAGCTGGAACGATTGCTTCGTGTTGAACTCGAAGCGCACGAGCCAGGTGCGCGTGCTGCTGTCCTTCACCTCGGCGATGAAACGAGTGCCGCCGCGCCGCTTGGCCGGGCCTTGGATGATCGGCAGATAGTTTTCGAGGGTCTTGCAGCCGGCGCCGTACTTTTCGACATCGGCCCGACCCTCGACGTTCGGGGAAAGCTCGCCGCTGTTGAACGAAGCGAGCAGAGGCGTCGCGCGCGGCATTACAGCCTCCCCAGAATCCAGGCGTCGTCGAGCATCCCCTGCGGCGGTTTCTCGATCGCGTTCGCCATCGCGGCTTCGCGCACGGCCTGCTTGTAGTCCTGCCCGGCCGCCTGCTGCCCGTCGCGCGACTGCGTGATCGCATAGCAGGCCTCATAGGCCAGCTTCGAGGCCATCACTTCGATGAACTGAGGCGTGAACAGGCCAGGGTCGGACACGTCGGCGACGTAGCGGATCTTCAGCGGTGCGCCGAAGTTGGTCATCAGCACGCCGGCTTCGATCGCCCAGGCGCTATCGTCCTGCGTGCGGTAGTCGGCCAGGCCGGGTGCCAGGTACTGATCGCCGACCTGAACCAGCTTCAGATAGTCGGGCGGCAGTTGGTATGCGTTGCCGAACCCGAACGTGGGCGGGGTCGACAGCGCGGGAAGAAGAACGCGAGCCAGGCTGAACGTCCAGTAACGCTTCGAAAGCTCGGAGCGCCGAACGGTGTCCCAGAGGACGGACATCACCTGCGCCGATTTGCTGGCGTCGTCGATCGAAGTGATCCGACTTGCACCCAGCTTGATCAGCGCACGATTGATGATTTCGACCTGGCTCGCCATGGATCACGCGACCACGTTGAACTTGCCGGTCGTCTCGATGTAGCTGTGCAGCTTCTCGAGAGCGGCCAGCACCTGCAGTCGCGCCTGTTGCCCGGACAGGCCATCGGCCGCCAGCTGATCCCAGTCGACGGTCAGTTCGATCCGCTTGTTCACGGTCGCTGCGCCGACGTTCTCGGTCACTTGGCGGTCATAGTCTTGCGGGTTGACGCTGTAACGGCGGGTTGCCATGTGCTGCCCCTTTCAGGCGCAAAGCGGGCCGAAGCCCGCCCTGCATCAGTTGCTGTTGTCGGCGTACCGAACTTCGACCTGCAGCTGGCCACCGGCCGACGGTGCCGTCGTCAGCAGCGCCACGATGTCGAGAGTGGTGTTCGGGTCAGCAGACAAACCGGCGGCCTGCCACAGCGGCTGCTCTTGGCGCGCGATGGTCAGGTTCCCCGACTGGTTGGTCACGTTCGACTTGCTGGCGGCCGATGCCACCGACAGGCCAGACGCGAACAGTGCCGTCGCAGTCGCGCCGATCGCGACCGGGAAGGCGTTCGGGGCAGAGTCGCGCGAGTTGCGAGCGACGCCCAGGCTGATCACACCGGCGGTCATGGCCGTGTTCGACAGCAGCACGTCGCGGATGAACGCCGACGAAGGCACCGAAGCCAGCACATAGGTCGAGCCGGCCGCGTAGCTGGCGCCAGCGGTGTCGGTCGTGTTGATGGTGACGGAACCGATCACCGATTCCAGGGTCGACCGCTCGAGGCGGCCGTCGTTGATCACCGGCGGAACTGCGTCGCGGTTCGTGATCGCCGTCGATTTCGTGTTTACGATGGGCATGATGCCTCCATTGAAACAGGGTGCAGATCCGGCCGCGCGTGGCGGCCGGGGTCAGGTCAGGCGATCAGGCGCAGGGGATCTCGACGACCTTCTTTTCTTCCAGGCGGGTGCCGCCGAAGGTGCCGTAGAGGTAGACCTGCCAGGGCAGACCGGCCAGATCCTTGCGCTGCGAAACGTCGGCGCTCAGGTCTTGCCACATGCCCAGGTGCATGCCCTGCTTGGTGTAGAACGGCACGCGGGTCTGGCCCGAACCGTTGACCGGCAAACGCTCGCTGTGGATGAAGTCGACCTTGCCCCACTGCATGACGAAGCCGTCGTTCACGACAGCCTTTTCGCCGTTGTAGTCGGAGTTGATCACCTGAACTTCGTCCATCAGGTTGCGGTTCTGCTTGGCCGTGATCACGCAGGTCAGGCGATCGCCGCTCGAGGGATCCCAGGCTTCGGTCGACAGCAGCAGCTGGATTGCGGCCTTCAGCTTTTCGACGTTCATGCCGGTCGCGCTCGAGGCGCCTTCCGACGCGCTCACCTGCTGCGAAGCCGGGAACGACGTGTTCGTCGCGCCGTCGGCGCCGGTCTTGGCCACGCCGAAGTAAGCCGCGATGATTTCATCGTCCATCGCGCGCGACATGGCGGCATTGCCGTTCGTCACATAGGCCGACTGCGGGTCGATCAACATGCGCAGCTTGTCGATGTTGTCGATCAGGTCGTTCCAGTCGTAGTCGACCGGGAAGACCCAGCGACGATCGGTCTGGGTGTCGACCGGGGTCAGCGCCGGATAACGGGTCGTGCGACGCTGCGCGACGGTCGGTGCGAACTGGTCGACCGGCACGCCCTGCTTGCCGCGATACTGGCCCGTCGTGACGGAATTGCGCAGGCGGGAGCCGCGCTGTTGCGACAGCAGCTGCACATTGGTGGTGTACTGCTGGACGTAATGGGTGGTGACTGCCTGGGACATAAGCCCTCCGAAAAATTGACAGAATCAGGTTCTCGGCCGGGCTTGCCCATGCGGGGCCCATCCTTGCGATTGACGGATCGCCGGCCGCGCCAGTTATGGCGATCAGATGGGGTCGCTCTCCTGCTCGACTTGCCCATCGTTCCCGGCCTTCGCCGGTGCAGGTCGGCCGATCAGCACATACCGTTCCAGTTCTGCGGCCTTTGCGACCACATCACCGGCGGGTCGGTCATGCCGATAGGCCAGGCTCACGCATTCTAATCGCACGAGTTGCGGCCCCGTCAATGTCGATGCGCTTTTCGCATCAACGGCCGATTTCTTGTCGGCCGCCATGTCACACCCCCGGATTCGCAAGCGCGATCAGATCCGACAGTTCCTTCGCCTTGGACTGGTCGCCGCTCAGATAGGCCTGCGTCCATTCACGGTTCGACTTCAGTTCTGCGATGCGCTGGCTCGCCTGCGCCGGGGTCATCACGCCGCCGCCGCTGCCCTGCAGCATCTTGTGTTCGCTCAGGCCGGAGCCGATCTGCGAGAACAGGCGCATCATGTTGCCGGTGCCGATCGCGCGCTCGATGCGATCGAGGGCTTCCTGCCGGCTGATCTCCTGGCCACCGACGGCCAGCTTTTCGGGCAAGAACTGCGCAGTCGCACGCCGGGCCAGTTCGAGGTTCTGATTCAGCGCGGCGCCCTGCTCGGCCTGCCACGATTGGAACTCCGACGCCGACATCTGCGCGAACTGCTGTTCGGCCGCCTGCTGCTGCGCGCCGACATAGCCGTTCCACTGCTCGGCCAGCTTCTGCGCCGCCGATGCAGGCACACCGGCCTGGTGCATCCACTGCGCGGCCTGCTTCATGAAATCGTCAGGCTGACCGTCGGGCACCTTCAGCCCGTAGCCTTCGGGCGTTTCGGGCACGCCGATTTTCGCGTGAAAGGCCTTCAGTTCATCGGCCGTCGCGTTCTCGCCCGGCATGACAATCGTGCGCCCTGCCCGGTCGAAGCCCATCAGCTTTTCGAGGTTGTAAGCCGACTCGGCCACGGCCATCGGGTCTTTGAAGCCCTTCGCCTCGGCCCAGGTGCGAACCTCGGGGTTCTGGATGCCAGAGAACCATGCGTCGCCGCCGGCGGGGGGCGTTGCTCCGGTAGTAGTGGCGGCCGCTCCGGTAGTAGGTGCTCCGGTAGTAGCGGAAGCCGCTGCGCCCGTGGCGGTGCCAGAAAGGGCTGCTGCTGCGCTGTCACTCATCGAGTTGTTCCTTCAGTTTCATCAGTTGAGAATCGGACAGGTTCAAGTGCTGCTGGATGCGCATGAACACTTCCTGCCGCCCGGCCATCATGCCCGTTGCATAGATGTCCGTTTGACCATTCTGCCCGATCACGATCGCCGGCTGATCGACCTTGCAGAAGCGACGCAGGTCAGCCAGGACGAACGCCGCCGACGGGTTGTCGGTGCGGAACGCCTGGCGATAGTGCGATCGCCTGCGCAGGATCCGATCAAGCAGGGAGAACATCGAACGAACCGTCGCGGGTCAGGGTGCCGACGCGGCCGTCTTCGGCGCGCACGCGAACGGCGGCCAGGTCGGGACGCTCGGCGAACATCGCCTTGGCGGTCAGGATGTCAGTCGTGCCGTCGTCGGTGACTTCGGCCGCTTGCACTTCGGGTTCGGTTTTCTTGCCCATCATTGCCCCATAAGCCCCAGATCCGGGGCGACTTGATTTGGCGCCGAACCCGCCAGGCTCTGAGCCTGCGCGAAGTCCTTCGCCGCCGATGCAGCCACCGGTGCAGCCTGCAGCAGCTGCTGCGCCTGCGCGGCCTGCGCCTTCTGTTCGTTCATGTCCGCGACTTCTTCGTCGCTGCGGATGATCTCTTCGGGCACGCCGTTGATGCGGCCGATCATTTCCGCCGCCTTGTCCAAGTCGTACCGGCTCAGAACCGACGGATCGACCTGCGCCAGTGGCGTCAGCGCCGACAGGGTGTTCATGATCGCGGAGCCTGCGCCGGCCTTCTGCGCCAGGTTCAGGGGCGACTGATACTCGATCAGGTGTTCGCCGCCCGACAGGTAGAACTCGCGCAGCGCATCGGGCATCGGAGGCAGCGAACCATTGTGCGCTAGCACGTCCAGTTCACGTTCCACCATCGGGCCCAGAAGCTCGGCCTGAACCCGGCCCATCGTCGGCGCCAGCAGCTGCCCCTTCTCCTGCGCGCGAAGCATGGCCTCGGTCGCAGTGATCTGCGGTTCTTCGATGAGGATGCGGAACAGGGTGACGAAGAACGCATCGTTGATCACCTCACGTTCGGCGGCCATCAGGTCTTCGCCCAGGTCGACGCGGGCCTGGTTGTTGAACGGCATCGCGCGCGGCCGGCCCTGATCGTCGATCGCGCCGAAGTTCAGCGCGTTCGGGCGCAGGTTGAACGCCTGCAGGGTGCCATCGTCCGACAGCATGATCGGCGGGCTGACGGTCAGGTGTGCTGCCCGGATGATGGTCTTCTTCATCTGGTTCAGCATCTTGATCGTCGGCAGCACCTTCATCGCCGGGCTGCGGCCATAGCACTCATTCGGGCTTGTCTCGAAGCGCGGCACGGCGAACGGGAAGGTGCGGAACCCGCCTTCGTCGACGATCGTGCGGCCTTCCTCGATCGCGATGTAGCACGACCAGAAGTCCATGCCGTGATAGGTGCGCGCGCCCTGCTTCTTCTCAGGGTTCGGCTTCACGCAGTGCAAGAACCAGAACTTGCGGTTCGGTTCCTTCTGCACTGCTCGCTGGATCGCTTCGGGCAGCTTGTCGACGCCGAACATGGTCGCCGCCTGGTGCGCGGTCATCTGAAAGCGCCGATGCAGCGTGTCGACGCGGCCGTGCGCGTCTTCGCCGATGTAGCACTGCGCCAGGGGCAGCGCCTTGTAGCGCAGGCCCACGCCCAGCACGTCGTCGATGAACATGATCCCGGTGCCGAAGGCGCCGATGTCCATCACGACTTCGCCCGACTGCGACTGGAAGTTCGCGGCCGGCATGTACCGGGCCCGGAACAGCAGCCCGTTCACCTGATCGAGATAGCGCCGAACCGACGTGTCGTTCTCAAGCTCCGGTTCTTTCACGGTCAGCTTGTGATAGGTCTGCGTGGCCGGGAACGACATGCTGATCACGGCCGCCGCGAACTTCGACAGAGCCAGCGGCGCCGTCGAATCGAACATCTTTTCGTTGCGCTTGTCCCCTTCGGGACGCTGGATCATCTGGAAGAAGTTCTGGATCGGCCGCACCAGTTCGGCGACTTCGCGCCAGTGCTGCTCGAACACCCCGCGAGTCGACGCGAGTTGTTCCTGTTCGCGGATGCAGTCTTCGGCGCGAGAGTCCATGGTTTACGGTGCCAGTGCGTTCTGATTGACGAGCATCACGGAGTCCCGGCCCTTCGACACAGTGATCGCGCCAGAGCCCCGCGTGAACGCCTTCATGAACAGGTTCAGGTTCGTCGTGCCAGACGGCACCACGGTCGGGACGGTCTTCAGGGTCAGCACCGTGTTCGCCGGGAACAGGTTCGCGAAGTCCTGATCGACGGACGCGCTCAGGTTCGACTGCGACCATTGGTTCTGCGCGCCGATGAAACGCAGCATCATCTGCGGTGCCACGAAGGCGGCCGACGGGCTCACGATCTGCAGTTCGCCGAATGCCTGCACCACAGAGCCGACGGCCGGCGATGCGCTGTTCGAAGTCCAGTTCCAGTTCGCGTTGTCGCCAACGGTCGCCGAATAGACCATCTGCGACCAGTTCCCGCCGTTGTCGGTGCGCGCGATGTTCTGCAGCGTGCAAGACGCCGCCGTGCCACCGAACGCCGAAACGCTCATGCCGTTCGGAGCCTGCGCAGGCGAGCCGCTGATGTTGTTGACCGAACCCGACGTGCCGCCGTTGAGCGGGTTTGCCGTGTAGTTGTTCGGATCCAGCGCCATCGTGAAGACTGCGCGCTCGGGGAAGTTCGCGCGCAGCACGTTCGCCAGCGACAGACCCATGATGATCTGCCCGGACTTGTACGGGTGGATGCCGTCGGTCTTCTTCAGCGCCTGGCCACTGGCGGCCGCGCTGGTGTAGGTGATCGCGTTCTCGGGCCAGACCGGGTTCGCCGGGGTCGTGTCGGTGTAGACGTTCGCGGCATCCCAGATCACCACGTCGGGCCGTGCGCGGGCATAGGCGCGGATCTGGTTGTTCAGCCAGATCCAGGCGCGTGAGCCGTTGCCGAAGGTGTACCCGGTGAAAGGCGACCCGCTGCTGTCGATGTTGCCAGACGGGAACAGGGTCTGCACCATCAGGCGCCGGCCAGTGGCGCGGATCTGATCGGCCACCGACACGAAGTTCGCCCAGGCAGTTTGGATCGTGGCCAGGTTCGGCGCTGCGCCAGACGGCCAGCAGTCGTTTTCGAACACGTTGGCCAGGAACACCGTGCCGATGTTCGGGTTCGCCAGGATGCGCGGGACGTAGCTCAGGATCTCGGCCGACAGCTTGCCAGAGCGACCCATGATCACGGCTTCGTTCAGGCGCTGGCCTGCGAGCGCGTTCGCGATGTTCCAGTGCCCGAAGCCCCAATACCAGCCCAGGCCACCGTTCGTGCCGGCCAGGTCGACGGCCGTCCAGACGACAGTGCCATCGGTGACGGTCGTGCCCGGCTGCGCATTGTGCGGCCAGTCAGGCTCGAGGGTGCCAGTCGTGCCGCCCTGCGTGCAGACCCACTTGATCCCGGCCACGCCGTTCGTCAGGTTCCAATACTGCGGATAGACGCCACTGTTAACAGTGACGGCAGAGTTCGGCAGCCAGTTGTTCCCGCCGTAGACGGCCTGTGCCGGCAGGTTCTGCGCGACGATCGAGTTCCCGATGATCGCGATGTTCCCGACTGCACTGGCAGGGGCGAACGATCCGACATCGCTGATCACGGCCGGGCCGTTCGCAGTCACGCGCACCTGCAGCGTCGCGCCCAGGTCATAGGGGCCGAACGACTTCGAGAACGGGACAGGGCCGAACGGAATCGAGCGACCCTGCAGGCGGCGCTGCGGATCGCTCGTGTTGCTGGTGCCGCTGGGGTCGTTCAGAAGCTCGGTGATCACGCCCTCGCAGTTCGGCGGGGCTGTGATCGTGACGGTCTGACCTGGCAGCAGGCCGATGTTCTGAGTGGTGCCTGATGTGACGTTCGTCGGCATGGATTAACCCGCTCCGGTGAGAGGCACGCCGATCACGGCGCAAACGACGCCAGTCGCCGCGCCAGCTGCTGCGCGGATCTGACCAGCGGGGATTTCGAAGTTCGCCATCTTGCCGGCCGCGCATGCAATGTCGGTCGTGGTGGCGAAGTTGATCACGGGGATCCAGGCGCCGCCGGGGGCCTGCATCTGCAGGGCGACGTTCCCGCCGGCTGCGGCCTCGACCAGCAGCACACCCCGGCCGCCTGGCCAGTCGAACGCCTGACCGTTGCCGGTCTGCGGGGTCACGGTCGAGGACATCAAAACGATCTGCTGTCGGCGTGCCATGTCAGCTTCCCAGAAGTGCTTTCGTCGCCGTGAGGGGCTGCGACGTGTCGCCCTGTGCGCCAGTCAGCACAGTGGATGCTGCGCCGCGCCGCTTGCGCAGGTCGGCCGCTGCTTGTTCGGCCTTGGCTGCTGCATCTTCGGCAGTGGGCGGCGCCGGTGGCGGCAGTGCTTGCGGCGCCACCATCTTGACCGTTGGCATCAGAAATCCCATGGCTCAGTCCAGAATGCTGTAGTCATCGACGGCAAATGCCTGCCGTGGGCGGTTCATGACATCAGGTCGGGCGATGATCGCTTTGCCTTCGCCGCCACCAATAACGCAGTATTGATCGGCATCGCAGACGTGCGAGAACAGATTCTTGTTCGGCTCGTCTTGATAGCGTTCGTCGCCTGACACCTGAATTCTGCGGTAATTGTAGCCCCCGGCGTAGCCTTTGCGCAGCGTCGGGCAGAGGATGCCATTGATCAGCATGCCCGGCTCGCCGTCGATCAGGCGCTTCATGGGGTCGCGCACGGCCTCGATGCGCAGTGTCGGGCTGTTCGTGCGCGCCGGCCTGGCCTCGATCCCGTTCGCATGCAGCAGGTCGAAGGTCGTGCGCTCGTCATCGTTGCGCGCGTTGCCCGCCGGGTCGCCCGTGATCGCCGCGATGTGGAACCCTTGGTAGTGCTTCGCGATGTGCCGCTTCAGTTCCTGCGCGAAGCGGATGATCCCCATGTTGTCGGTGACAAGCTCGCTGTGCTTGCGCCACTGCCCGTTCGGCATGATCTGCGCGCACACGGCCGCGGGCGTCAGCCCGAAGTCCATCCCGATCAGCAGAGGAATGCGCGGGTACGGGTTGAACCCCTCAGATTTGCAGTGCAGGCTGTCGCGGTACTCGGGATAGACCGGCTTCCCGTCGAGAACGAAGCCATAGTCGCCGTCGACGTAGACGCGGATCCATTGTTCGTCCTTGCCCGCCATGGCCTTCAGGTAGTAGCCGGGCGGCAAATGCTTCAGGTTCTCGGCGTCAGGGTCGCGGCCGCCTGGCTGGCGGAAGAACTCGAACAGCTTCTGGTCGCGGCGCAGTGCGCCTTCCATGCGCAGCTGTTCCTCGATCTCGTCCATCGTGGCCTGCAGCTGGCGGTTTCGCTCGTTCGATGTGTCCCGCTCGGCCAGCACGTACCACCAGTGATCGGTGTCGGGCGGGTTCGTGTCGAGCAGGATCTGCGGATCGGTGCAGCCGAAGTCGCCGTCGCGTGGCGGGAAGCGACCGACACGGCCAGTCAGACCGTCGAGGATCGCCTTCGGCACGCTGCGCGCTTCGTTGATCCATGCGTCGGATAGCTCGAGCGACAGCAGCTTGCGCACGTCGTCGGGACGATCGAGCGCGATGAACAGGATTTCCCAATCCAGCTTCTGCGCTTCGTCGACGATGCGATGCGTGGGCGGCCCACTGTCGCGCCAGTGCCCGGTGCTGGCTGGCACCCACTGATGCCAGGTCTTGATCGTCGTCGTCTTCAGTTCGGGGTAGGTGTTCCGAATGATCGCCGTGCGCCTGCGCCGCCATCCGTCACGCAGCGGCTTCTGCTTCTGCATGTTGCGGATCAGCTTCATCACGCAGCACGTCGACTTGCCCGAACCGATCGGGCCCATGATGCCAGCGACGAAGGCATCGGAAGTCATGAACGCCCGGCCTCGAGGGCCAGGCGGATACCAGTGAACGGCGTTGTCAGACATTGACCTGCGCGTTCTCAGCGGCCACGGCCAGCGCCGTCGTCACGAACATCAGCATCGACTGGCAGCTGGTGACGTTGTGTCGCTCCCAGTACCAATCGCCCTGCTTTGCGGTCATCCAGTAGCCGGCCTGACCTTCGCCGCCGTCGAACGTGACGGTCGGGAACGCTTCGCGCAGCTGGGTCAGGATCTCGTTCATCGCACGCTCGCGTCAGGGTTCGTGACGATCGGTCGGGTCAGCAGGTTCGCGTTCGCTGCTGCTGCAGGGATGCGGCCCATGCGCGCCGTGTAGAAAATCGCCGCGTCCTTCACTGCGGTCAGGAACCCGCCGAAGTCGTCGAAGTAACCGCTGAACTGCAGGTCGCCGTGCTGGGTGCGCGCGTCGATGTGCAGCACAAAATCGCCCGTGCCTTGCAGCATCGAGCGACGGATTAAAATGTCGTTCAGTCGGAGCATGGTTTCGCTTAGATGTGCAGGTGAATATTGAGGGTGCCGGAACCCTGCTCGGAATCCCTATACATACCCTGGATCTTCTCGAGCGCAGACAAATTCGATTCAGCGTCGGCAAACTCGACGATGAAATTGCCTTGCTTGTCCCATTTCCAGCCCTTGATGCAGCGTCGGACATTCTCAGGCAGTGCTGCAATCTCGGCCGGGTTTCGCGGCATGCGCGCGGCCAGCTCGCCGGGATCGAAGAATGCGCGCCGAACGCGCGCCGCGATGATGTCGTCGGTCGTGGCCTCGAGTTTCGCGACGGCCTTGCCCTGGCGTGTTGCAAGCTCTGCAGCGACTTTAGGGTTTTTCAAGAGCGCATGGCCTTGCACATGGCTCGTTCGTTCGCTGTACCCAGCAGCCAGCGCCGCCTGCGTGGCGTTGCCGCCGTTGCGCAGGTAGTGCTCGACAAAGGCTTTCTGTTTCGGGTTCAACATGGTGCGAATCGTAGCCGGGTGATGAGGAAATCGCAACAGTGATGCGCCCCGAAGGGCGCTGGTTTGTTACAGGGCCGAGGTGATCGGCAGAGCGGCAAACGCCTTGCAGCCTGCGCGCACGTCATCGAAGGTTTCGTAGTATTTGCCGCCGCCAGTGTTCCAGCGGCCAAGCGCCAGGCGGTGAGAGCCAACGAACCACTTCCCGCCAAGTCGTTGCAGCGTGTACTGAACGCCACGGCTGACCGTGCTGATGTACTTCGTGCCGTTCTCGCTGATGCTGATTTCGTAGGCTGCTTGCATGTCGTTCTCCGGTTGCGTGTTGCGATGGGTTCTATTGTGCCCATGTGTTGCGCTGCTTGCAACAATACCCGACTAGACTGTGTGGGTTTACGCAACAGGGTCAGGCGATGCGCCAGCAGCGCGCGCCGCCGTCGACGGTCACGCATTGGAACTTGGCGCCGGTCTTCTGGGTGTGCCACTGCGCCGCGTTGCTGAGTGCGCGGGCGCGCATGCCAGGCACGAAGAAAGAATCGCCGACCTCAAGACGCGCAAACGGGTACTTTGGCTTTGCCCCGCGACCAAAAGAAGCAGGGGGCGGAACGGCTTTTTCAATGGCAAACATGGTTCATTCCAGTGACGTTGGTGCCGCTATTGTGCCACAGCTTTTTTTGACTGGCACAGGCTGGTGCAGGATGTTTTCTATTTCAGTCCGACATCTTGCGCATGTGTGCGCGCGAGACGTTGTTTGTTTGTAGTAGGGATTCATCCTGCACCAAGTTGTGCCAGAGAGGAAAACCTTTGCAGATCAATGACTTAAGGTGTTGCGCGATCCGGTGCCAGATCCTGCACCGGCACAGCATGAGCCTGTGCCAGTCGCCCTTCGTCAGTACGGCCCGCCTTCGTCTTCCCATTCGCGCCGCAGCCTGACACAGGTATAGAGGTTCGATCGTGTGCCACCTTCACGCGGCTGACTGCGCTTGATCGACGGGAACGCGGCCGACAGCTGTCGCCCGAAATTGACCTTCGTGCCGGGGTGATCGCGGCCCTGATCGCGGCACCACTTCTGCCAGGCTTTGAACAGATCGTCGCGATCGCACTGCATGCCGTCGCCCAGCACGCAGCATTCGTCGACGAAGGATCGGATCGGCGATGTCTGTTCCAGCAGTTCTGAGGCCAGTTCCTGCGCCGATTGAGGGCGCAGCAGGTATCCGCGCTTGTTCAAGCGATCAAGCCCTTCCAAGGCCCACAGAACGATGCTTGGAAGTTCGTTCAACAGGCGGCCAGTCAGGCCCATGTCTTCGCGGCCCAGGAATGAAACCGTGAAGCGGAACAGAATGAATCGGTTCGCCAGGGCTGACGACGCATCGGAGAATGCAGGCAGTTCGTTCGTCGCGATCACAAACCGGGTCGACAGTTTCCCGCTCCATGCGTCCTTGTTTTTCCGGTCGATGGTCATCGAATCCTCGCCGGAAATGCGCAGCATGTTTTCGACGATCGGTTGCTGATCGGCTTTACCAGACAGGCGCGCATCGGAAATCATGGCCACGCGCTTGCCAATCAGCGGCTGCATGCCGAACTGCGTGCCCAGGCCGGCGAGACTCGGACAGACCCGGTTCGCGTAACCGACCAGGCTTTCCAGCACGCGCAGGATCGTCCCCTTGCCCGACCGTGGCGGCCCGACCAGCATGAACATCTTCTGCTGCGCGGTGTCGTCGGTCAGCAGGTAG